ACTTTTTGTCTTAATCTACCTAACACTAGAGCTTTCTGTGTCTGCTCATCAAATGTATCTTGTAGATCAAATGGCATTGCTGCATCCATTAGTACTTCTAATAAACCTTCTTTAGATATATTATACATACCAAAGCTGTCATAATTGTCAGCAGCAAGACTTAGTACTTCACCTATAGTGTGTTGAGATAAAGGCTTATCTAACTTTTTAAACTTACCATCTTTAGTAACCGCATCAAACCCACCATTCTTTTTGTAAGATGGATTAGTTATATTCTCTAACATCCACTCCATGTTAGTGGTAGTAAGTAGATTACGGTATACTTTAGATGAAGTTGATTTATCTGTAAAATCTCTAGAATCTTGTACATCTACATATTTACCTAAACCTTGTTTAATTCTACCTGTAGACTCAAGTCGAGTTTGTGCAAAATCATGTGGATCTAGCTCAGGAAATAGATTAGACAATGATCTGTAATATTCTGGTAATGATCCACGTTTAAAATCAGATTTCCAATACTTTTCTATTTGATCTAGATAAGGCTCTTCACCTGCCAGAGGTACAGAACTAAATAATAATTCTTTGTCAACTACTAAGGCTGTAGTAGCTATAGCCAAGTCACTAGCAGCAGTAGCATTATATTTATACTCTGGTAGTGTGTCGTAAGGTTTATCATCACTTTTCATCTTTTTAATAACGTACTCTTCTGCACCACGTTGAGCTTCTAAGTCAGACTGATTTAAACCTTTTAATCTAGCAAACTCAATCTGATAGTCTCTCATTGCGTTACGTTCAATAGCTCTAAACTTAGGAGTCTGTGCTTTACTAAGATCATTCTCAAATGTATACTGAGCTATCTGAGATTTGATATACTTTTCACTTTGATCTCTGATTTCTTCTGGTACACCATTTGCAGTTCTGTTAACAAGTTTAGCAGCTTCTGCTTTTAGTGTAGGATTCTGTATTGTAGCGATATCAGCTTCAGTTACAATACCGCCTGTACTTGCAATGTGAGATAATCTTCTTACTCTTTCTACTTCATCTTCGTAGCCAATAGTATATGCTGTCTTGAGCTCTTCTGGATACTCAGTAGTTTTAAAAGTTTCTCTCCAGCTTCTAGCTGTATTTCTTACCCAGTCTTCATCTTTAACACCTTCGTGCATTTCTATGTTCTGGAACTTCCACAGCTCTTTTGCTTTGTTTGCTTGTTCGTCCGCTTCTCGCTTCATGGCAAGATGTGATTCTGTAACAGCACCTCTGAGTCTTAAAGCTTCACGTGGAAACTTCTTTTCATAAGGCATTGTACTACCATCATTCCATTTAATTGGTGTAGTAAGTAATGTTTCTACACCTTGCTGTGAGACAAACTCTTCTTTAATACCTAGTGCGAGTGTATCTACCCACTCTTCTCGTGCAAATCGTAATCCCTGACCGGGGTATATTTCTTCAAAATACGCAGCCCTTTGCCGTATAAAACCAGAATCACCAAAGTTAGATTCAATAGGTGCTGTTCCACCTGTTGACTCCCACACTTTAATCATTCTGTTTTTATTATAAGCATCAGTAGCTATCTGATCTTGCTTGCTACCCCACTGTGCTAGTAGATTTCTCTCAGTACTACGCATTGCAGGTAGTAAAAACTTTCTAATTTCTCTATCAGTTATATCAGGATTGTTACGATATATCTCTCCTAAGATTAAACCTTGAGCAGTTAGATTCCACTCGTTAATATCATCAGGATTTACAATGTCACCATAACCTAAACCGTTAGGTAAAATTAAGCTGTTCTTTGCTTTTGCCATTAATCCGGGCATCAGCAACGAATAACGATCTAGTATCTGTTTTGTATTTAATTCTTCAGTATCTATAGATCCTATAAGAGCCATGTTTTTAGCAAACTTAGGTCCATTATTAGCATCTAGTTCTCCAGCCGCACCTTGTAATTCTACACTATATTGGTTATTAATTTCTTCAGCTTGTGAATCAAGCATGTCTGCTTCATAATCCTCACCAGCTTGCTTAATCATCTGAATATGATCTATGTCATTATCAAAGTTGATCTTATTATCTATAATCTGCTTGGCTTTCGGTAGAAAATTAATCAGCTTATTCATATTATTCATTCTGCTCTGGTGAGAAGCGTTGAATATATCTATTCTTTGCTGAAAGAAATCTTCTGCATCTTTGATTGATTTATCTATCTCTGCATTTTTTGCTTCGACTAAACCAACAGTAGCATCTGTATCTAAATAGTTAGTGTCACTAATGTTGGGTGGTGCATCATTAGATTGATTAATTAGTTTTTGTAGAGTAGTCATTATACCTCCACCATGTCAACATCAATTTTACTATAGTCTACAGTTAGGTATCTACCACCACTATCTTCAGCTATACCTACAGCCATAGGATTAATCTTAGCAACCTCTTGTGCCATAGCTCCACGATAGCGTTTTGAATCACCTGCGTAGTTAAACTCCCATATATTGTGACCCTGTGGTGAACTGCCTACATATTTGATATTTTCTTTTACTTTAACATCAGATGAAGCGATGATACCAGCTACACTTAAACCAAAGTTAAGGAATGAACTAAATGTATCTCTTGGTGGCATAAGAACTGGAGCACCATATTCTGGCAAGAATCCAAGTGTTTTTCTATTTTTAGCATCAAAAGCCTGTTTCTTACGTAAGTTAGCTTGGTAAGCTAAAGCTTGATTTCGACCAAATTGATTTCGTACTTTGTTTCGCAGCTGACCTTTTGCAAATAATAGTTGCATCAGCTCTCCACTTCTTCTAAAACTTCTAGCCCTACCACCTTGGTCGACTTTCTGTTTTCTGAAGTAGTTTTTCATTAATGATTCTGTTTGTTTCATGGCACTTCCTCTAGCATATACAGCTTTAGAGTAAGCGTCACTTGTAGCTCGACTAAATCCAATTACATTGTCTTGTAAAGATTTTTGATATCCAGCTTCTCTGTTATGGTATTTTGTACCTTCAGATTTATATTTAAAATTTTTTTCTAGCCACTTTTGTTTGGCTTGATACCTTATAGCGGCGTTAGCATCTGCGCACACGGCAAAACTCGATAAATGGTAAGTAATTAGGACCGTGTATTACTTGACGTAAAAACTTAAATCCTAAAAATTTTAGCAGCCTAATATGGGCTGTATTTCTTTTGTCAACGATGTTCCAGAGGAGGGGTTCTTTACGGTTATCGACATACCGTTTCGCCTCTCTTGCAAACAACCTCGGCTTTTCATAGATAACAGGAGTGCATAGCATCCATATATCTCCTCTTTGTCCAACGCCAGCCATACCAGCAGCCTTGCCGCTAGGTGACGTAAAATACACGCAAGGGGTTGTGTGAGCCGCTGAAAGAAGGTAGCGGATAGGTTCTACCCCCCAGCCTTCTTCGAGCTCTCTACGGTCTTCTGGACGTAAGTTTGAGGCCACCTCGTAGGCAGCCTTAATTGTGATTGGGTGTATATAATTAGACACGTTTATAATATTTGGGTGAGAATGATCCTTCCCATGACAAAGCTCTTAATGTAGCTGGCGATGGGTGAGTTGATTTAAGGGTGATATCTACGTTTATATTTTTTTCGTATACTGGTACTGTACGTATAGCTTCGTCTACATACGGAGCATCAGATATATTATACTCGTCTAAATCAGCAGACTCGTAAACTTCCGTATATGCAGGCTTACCTACTCTATTTAATGTAGTTTCATACAAACCTGCTTTTCCAAAGTGTACACGTAATCTATGTAATACAAGAGTACCATTAACATCAGAACTAGATTTATCTCCCTGTACCTGTGTAGGATATATAGTTGGAAAATCTACCTGATAGTCATACAAGTAACCTATTTTAAGGTCACCAGAGGACCAGTTACCGGGAAGTGTAAAGTCGTCATTAGGACTATTACCTGTTAAAGTTACATGTGCATACCTACCTACTTTAGCTGTACTAGGGTCTTTATCTACAACTACTAAAGTACCATTAGGTGTAGTTACATCAGGTATCCAAGTAGATTGATTTGTAAATGTTGTTAAATTAGTAGATGCGTTGTATGAGCCATTAGCAACACTTGTATAATTATCTAAATGTAATAAATAATTAACACCATCTTGATCTATACTAATATCGTCATCATCTTGTACAATACTAAGAGTTTGTAAAAAGTGGTCTGTATCTAGAAAGAAATAATCGTCATTAATTATAAAATGATATAGTAATGGATTATTAAATTTCCATTTAAACCATGCCTGTTGCTGACGTTTTTCAGCTACGTTAAAATATTTAAAACCAATTACTGAATCTGAGTTAGTCTTACCGAAAAGCACCATAGAATTTTCTCTGGAATTAGTGAGAAGATCTATATTTTTTTCTAATAATGTAGGTACAATTTTACTAGGTTCAACAACGGCAGGCTCTCCTTCTCGTCGTATGTTAGCCATTTCATTAAAACGACTAAATTTACCAGAATTATCTACATATGCTACAGTCACGCCTAACGATATAGGTGATATGTCTTTATTATAATTATAAGTAGATATACTTTGTAGTTTTGCAGTTTCTGGGTTTAGTATTTCAGCGTCAGATGATAATAAAAATTGTTGGTTTGTACTAAATACTAACAAGCCACTGGTTACTTCTAGACCATCAAATAAATCAGAAGGAAATACAGAAGCACAGGCTATATCAATAGCGTCAGCAGCTCCTGTCGTAAGAGCAGATTCTGCGAAAAAATCTGGTTCACCTAAAGTTCCGGGTCGGGATAATATTACATTTTCTCCAGCTAAAAACGCTAATCTGTTTCTAAAAAAGAGTACTTTGTTAATACGTTTATTTACAAATGTAGGTAATGGGTTAGTTAGATCGTCTCCTACAGCTCTATCAGCATATGTAAACTGTTTGACAGTAAATGTAGTTGCAGTTGTTCTTTGTATAACTATTGGCATATTAGTTAAACTTTTAGTAATACCCGGTTTTGCACATTCTACCCATGTACCACTACCATCTAAATTATTTTCTCCTTCAAATCTTAGGTAGTAATCGTCTTCTTCTGCTAGCCTAGCATTAGATACCTTAGCTATATAACCATGTCTACATTGAGCTGGCAGTCTAGATACATCATTAACTGACTTTTGAAAAACTCGCATAAGATCATCTTCTATGATCTCTACAGTAAAAGGGTTGTTACTAGAATAATATATACCAGCACCTATAATTTTAGCACTAATACCAGATGGAAGACCTGTAGATATACTACCTAAAATACTTTCAGCTGTAACAGCTGTGTCAGCGTCAAAAGGTGTAGGGGCTGGTCGTATAAGACCGTCATCAGACGAGTTAACGGTAGCTTTTACTTCTGTAGTTTCATGATCCATAACTTCAATAGTTACGGTAGCTTGTTTTCCTGTAGTGCTTTTATTGCTACCACTTCCTGTCACTACTATGTCAGCTGCTTCATCGGCATATTCCGGTTTTACAGTTATTTGATCTCCTGTAACCCATCCTTCACCACCATGTAATAATACACATTCTATGCTATAGCTTGCTCTATAGTTAGCTCCATCAGGTCCATTAGCAGCTGCATTATAATTAGGGCTAATACCTTGTTGCCCTAAAGTTGTAACTCTAAATGTTAAGTTTTTTTTATCTGAAAAAACCTGATCTGGAAGTGTTGGTGTAAAAATATTAGCAGTAAGAATACCACCACCATCGTTAGACATATCAATATAGTTTCCAGCTATAAGATTACCTAAACTTGTTGATAATTTAAATGTCGTTGCAGTCCGATACGTAACATAATATGTTTGACCAATAACAAGGTTAGTTATTGTACTACCTACTGGATCTACAACATTGTTGGTATAGACTACAGCATCTCCGGTATGTAAATTATGAGCATTATTACCGCTAAGTCCAGTCGAAACATAGCTATCCTCAGTAGAAGTAGCGGGATATATATGGTTGTATGCTACAGTGAAGTCACCAGTAGGAGGGTTAGTACCTGATCTTACTGCTAAAGTTGATGTAAGACTTGATCCACCTGTACTGTTATTAGTATAATTATTTGCTGCCTGTACTGAAAATACTTCTGTACCTATACCGGGACAGTGACCTGTATTATCAGTTTCATCAAAAGTGTGATCTGTAATCTTTATACGTGTAGCTCTGTGAACTGTTGTTAGGTTACCTGTAGAGCTATCATCATAAATGTTTACAGCATACTGTCTACCATTTTCTGTTCTTATTAATTCTACAAAAGCACAATGAGGTTCTGGTCGGTCATCTGTAGTACCAGTACCAGTTACTAATGTATTAGCGTTAGTTGTATCTCTATTATTTACAAATGTTGTATCGTTAATTGTTAAGAATTGTAAGTTCTCTGGTGTACTTGTAGCTAGATAGTTAGTTAAAGCTGTCTGACCACCAGTACCATAAGCTGTGGTCATTTGTTGTCCATCACTACAACGCCATACACGCACCTGACCATCAGCTGCTACTTGACCTATATAAGATCCTTCTGTTTCATCTCTGTAGTAGTGAAACCATGAGCCACCAGTTTGTACGTTAGGAAGTTTAGTTGTACCTACACGTCTAGCACCCGGTCTTTTAAACAAACCTTTGGTTACATCTGGTACAGCATTTACACAGTTCTTAACTTGTCCGGGAAATTTTAAGTGATCTGGCTGTTCTGATATACCAGCTGAAAAAGACGGTACAGTCTGTCTAATATTTGCCATTACCTAACTAAATTCCTCCATGGTTCGTAAGCTGTATATGAGCTATCTTCTGGTAATCCAAACATAGAATGGTTGCCCTGATTACATTCGTATTCCATAAGTGCTGCTCTTGCTTGTTGTTCTTGTACTCCTAGTAATTGTACTAATCCGGGATTAGATACTAATTGTACAGCTGCCTGTCTTGATGCTCTATAAGTAATAAATCTTCTAAACACTGGTGGTACATCTTCAAAGTTGTATAGCTTTACAACATCTAAATAGATTTCAGTTACGTCAGAGAAATCATCAGTATGGTCAAACTTATCATAAAGATAGCCACCTCTTCTAACGACATCATAGTGTCTGTCTTTCCATCCATCAGTTACGTCAATTTGTAGTACATCAGCTCCTATAGCTATTTTACCAGTATTAGAATCAGGTGTATATTTTACATGATTTTCTTTATTAAAATGCCAACCCTCTGCCTGTACATCTACGTTAGCATCTTTAAGTAAGTTGTATATAAATTGTATTTCTGGGTTAGCGTTTGTGATTGCCCCTGTATTGGGGTCTTTAAGTTGTGTTATTGGTGATTGACCGATAGCTCCCAGTATTGAGTTAACTGCGGATAGTTCGGTATCGAGATCAATAGTTGTGGAAGCCATAATAAAAAAAGGGGGACACGAAGTCCCCGTATAAAAAATAAAAATTAAGAGAAAGCGGCAGGCTTAGTTGCTGTTCCAGCGAATAATTCAACTGATGCAGCAGGGTTAAGTGCGTCTGCTCCCATTGCTAGGCGACCTAAGATTACGTCACCTTGGTATACAACTGAAATGTCTCCAGATGTTACCTGTACTTGTGGTCCGATTGCTTCAACAACACCAGCGGCTTCCTTCTGGAAGATAAGTCCACATGAGTTCTCGAAGTCAGAGTTACCATTACCGTAAGAGTTAACAGTCTTAGTTGCAGATGAACCAGCTGTCTCGTCTTCCATAACAACTTCTGTGAAGCTGCCTGTGTTTCCGGGATCTGTTACTCCGGGGTTTGTTGCAGAACCTGTACCGTACTTAGTACCAAATCTACCAAAGAATGGGATATTCATTGACTTGAAGATTTTGATTCCAGCAATTTCGATGATGCCATTACCTGACTGTAATGCGTCACCTTGCTCATCTCTGTTGATAAGCCCACTAGAACCAACAGCTTGTATTAGTTCGTAGTATTGTCTTGGGTTCAACACACCAACTCTACCTTCAGTAGAAACTCCTTTCTCGTCGAGTGCAGCAGCTGCATCGTAGAAAGCGTTTACTAGAGCTGTAGAGCTATAAGCATCAGATGCGTTTGTAGATGTACCTACACGGATCTGTGTACCACCGGGCTCAACAAAGTTAGACTTTGTGATAGGGCTAGCTTGTCTAGCTGCCTTGGTGATTGATCTGAAGATCTTTCTGTCATACTTTTCAGCAAGAGCGTATCCGATCTTCTTGGATATTTCACCACGTAAATCGTAGTGAGCAAGTGTCTCGTCAAGTTCATAGACGAAAGCACTAGAGATTAGAAGGTCATCACAAGTGATTGTCTTCTCAGCTACTGGAGGTGCACCGTCACCGTTACCTAGTATGCTGTTGCCGGGTGTATGATACTCGGCTGTTGTTCTACCTGTGAAGATGAACTGAAGTGACTTACCGTTTGTAAGTGTTCTTTTCATAACAAGGTCTCTAGCGATTGTATTACGCTGGAAGCCTTTGAACATCTCCCCACTGAACAACTTTAAATATAGTGCTCTGGCGTCGCCTGCACTATTAGATTGACCCGGACGAGTAAGACTCGTGGTCAATGTGCTGTTCTGTTGTGCCATTGATATGGATTAAAAAAGTTGATATTGCTTAGTACTAATTTTCTCGAGATTTGTGTAGGTCTATCCCTACCGTCTAGACGGCTAAAGGTATCCTCCGTAGAGGGCAAAAGCCAATAGCAGGGGAGTCCGACTCTGAGGTGCTCCCCGTGCAGTTAGTAAGAAGGAATCTCTAGTTGAGCATCTTCTTTCTTTTCTTCAGTTTTGTTTTCCGGTTTAACTTCTGGCTCGGGTGTGTACCGAGTTACAGAAGCTTGCATAACCGAGCTTTGATGTGCCATTACTTATGTCTTGTATAAACAACACCACGGTAAACGTAAGTTACTGTCATAGTTCCCTCCGATACCAAGCCCCCGTTCCATGACTTGATTACATGCGTCGCATAAGCGATGAACGGACGTAGGAGTTAACCTATTTGTGGTGCAGTTAGTGCTACGTTTGTAGACTCAGCTGATGCTAAGTCGAGTGGAAAGTTGTGTGCGTTACGCTCGTGCATAACTTCAAAGCCAAGATTAGCTCTGTTTAATACGTCAGCCCATGTTGGAATGATCTTGCCGTTAACATCAACGACGGACTGGTTAAAGTTAAAGCCATTAAGGTTGAAAGCCATGGTGCAGATGCCCATTGAGGTGAGCCATATGCCAACCACGGGCCAAGTA